TGCCGGGATCCGATGTCAGGGTAGCGGCTCCAGGTGTCCCACCATTTCTTAGCTCGGAGATTCCAGTCGGGATTCGAGGAAGCCGGCTGCACCGAGAAGTTGCTGCCGACGGTGTAGTTCTCAAACAGGTCACCCAGGCGATTCATCACCGCGTTGTTCTGCTCGAAGAATCGGGACTTTCGCACGATCTGCTGCCGGGTCGAGGCAGTCACATCGAACCGCACCGAGGTGTAGCTGGTGTCCAGGAAGGACCGGCGGATCGAGTTGGACGCGCCCTCGTAGCGGTCGACAGGCGCCGACCGGAACTTGCTCAGGATGGTGTCGAGGAATCCCATCAGCTCATGCCTCGATAGCTCGCCTCACGGCGGAAGTTGGAGAAGTCGCCGCCATAGGATGTCGCAGCAATAAGCACCACGGTCACCATCTTGGTGTAGATCTGGGCGTCGGTGGGCGTAAGGTTGCCGTCCTGCTCGAGGTAATAGACGGCCAGGTCGTAGTCATCGACAAGGCTTTCCCACATCTCGACCATCTCGGATGGTGTGGGGGCACCTTTGCCGGGCTCGGCAAACTCTACCGAGACATCGGAGGATGATGTCGACCGGACCACCTGGCCGGATTCGATCACTGTGGCCGCGGCGATAGACTTAGCAGCCAGGGCAGCCAGGAGCGTCACACCACCCAGTGTCGCATAGACACTGCGGAGATAGGCCCTCTTGATGGCTACGGTAAACGTGAACACCTCGGGCGGATCTTCACCGATCCCAGGGTGACTTCAATAGGTTAGCTGGCTATTGACTCGCTTGACGTAACCAGATCATTCCAAAGCATTACCATGGCGAGCTGCATGATTTCGCAGTCGTGCAGATGGTCGGGCCACTTTTGGTTCCTCTTAACCCAGACGTGCTTGATCCGGCCGGCTCGATTGGCCTGGGGACGTAGGACGTGCGAGTCCAGGTGGCGCCAGTAGAGGTCGGGCTCGGCGATGTAGGCACCTTCGGCCTGGACGCTGGGCGGATCCTGGTGCACGCCCCATTCCCGGTCGATGTCACCTTTTCGCAGGCGGGACAGCATATCGCGGAGGTGCTCGGTGTCGAACACCAGGAGGGGCTGCACGACGTCCGTCCTCATCGAGGATGATGTCGACAGGCCGAAAGGATGCACCGCCCCGGTGGCTGCTGTGAACCGGGCGCCGGTCTCCCGGCCTTTGAGTGGCATCCAGCCAATCACCATGGGCTTGCGGAGGCCGCCTTCCGGTGGGTATCGGAGACCGCACGGGAAGTTGATCGGGTTGGATGTCACCGAGGAATAGGAGGCACAGGCGTCATAGACTGTCTGCGTGTTGAAACCGGAGTCGATGCCGACATCCATGTCATGAACCTCGAGGGCCACCTGCACCCGGCGGAGGGCTGCGAAGTCGTCGGCATGGCCGGCAGCAATTAGGGTAGAGTTGCCGTCTTTCCACTCGCGGCACACCCACCAGAGGAAGGGCGCCACCGCCTGGACGTCGGCGGTCAGATAGCGGCGGCCGCCATCGACGGTCACGGTGGCCGCGGTCTCTGTGCGCTCCTGCTGCACGTCCTGTTGCTCCCAGGGCTCGGCCAGGTTGCCGTTGATGAAGCCTTGGAGGCCGGCCATCGATGCCTTGGCCTCGAGGAATGAGACTGCCAGATAGCCCCAGGTGCACTTGCGGTCGGGGCTGTAAAGGCTGCTCAGGTGGTAGGACCGCACACCGGGCATGGCGTTGGGATTCTCTGGGCGCCATTGGCCATGTCTTAGGGCTGCCACCTTGTGAGAGTCGGTGATTTTGCCCTGGCAGAGCTGGCAGACGTAGTGAGCTGAGGCTCGGATTTTGCCCAGGTCGTGCTTGCCGTCCTCGGCCTTGGCGTCGTCCCAGGTCACCTGCCGCCATTCGAGCTTGATGTACTCCCGGCAGTGTGGGCAGGGCAGGTAGTAGCGGCGCTGGTCGCCGCGGAGGAAGCGCTGCCAGATCCGGCCTTCGACCACCGTCGGTGTGCTGGTCATAAAGGCCTTTGAGCTGGAGAAGCTCTTGAGGCGCTGCTCGGCCAGGTCGAGGGCGTCGGCCTCCCGGGCGGTGGCCTCGGCGAACTTGTCGACCTCGTCGGCGATGAGCACCCGAACCGGGCGGCTGGCTAGGTTGGCCGGGCTGTTGGATCCTACGAAAGTCAGGGTCGACCTGGTGAAGTTCTGCTCGAGGTTGGTGATCTTGTCAGCCTCGGCCGGGTAGCATTCGAGCATGGCCGGGCTGTCCTCGAGCATGGGCAGCCAGCGGCTCTTCGAGAATGACCTGGCCAAGGACTCGGTAGGCATCAGCCACAAGGCCGGGCTCGGCTCGTTGGCGATTAGCCAGGCCAGGCCGGCCATCAGGGTGGTGGTTTTGCTGGTTTGGCTGCCCCAGCAGAGGGTGACCTCGTAGACCGTAGGGTCTTTCCAGGCCTCCATGGGCTCCCGGGTATACGGTCGAACCGAGGTCGAGAAGGGCCCTGGGTGCTCGGTCTGCCGTTGGGTCAGCCGGAGTGATGCCTCGGCCCAGTCGACCACGGTCTGCATCGGTGTCGGCCGGTAGAGGTTGCGTCGGTAGTCCAGGAGTGAGCGCTGGAGGTCGGTCAGGATTTCCATGGGTCGGTGTTGTGCAATGTCTTGAGCGCTACCTCCTGGACCCACCGGGTCAGCTCGCGCTCGGCGTGCTCGGGGTCATGCGGTGCTATCCGGCCGGAGAGCTGCTTCGGCATGGCCTTGATCAGCGAGGCCACGGCGCCGTCGTGCTCCTGCATCACCCGGCGCACCCAGTCGCCGGAGACCAGGCGGCGCTCCTTCTCAGCCTGGGTGATCACCTCGTCCCTGGCGCTTGTAAGGTTCTTGGCTGCCGCGGCATGGATCGCCACCAGCCGGCCGGCGTCGGCTCGACCACCGCGGAGGGCATCGACCGCCAGGTCATAGGCCGCACGCTCGATTTGGCGCTGCCTTTCGTAAGCGCCCTCAGGCGAGTCGGTGGCGGCTGTTGCGGTGTTGAGAGGGGTCTCTGCTTCAATAGGCCTGTAGGGGCCTTCCTGTTCGATTGCGGTGGGGTCCGGTACGTTCTTCTGTTTAGGAATAGACTTGGCTCGTGACCTAACGTGTTGAGATCGCCAGAGGTCGGCTGACTCGGGCGAGTCCATGGGCATTCCCTGAGATATAAGCTGTGCGACCCGCGGCTGGCTTATACCGATCCGATCGCCGTATTCCTTTTGTGTCATGGCTGCAGGGCGTCCTTGATCTCCTGGGGCATCATCGAGTCAGGCAGGTTGCCTGCGAATTGGAGGGCTCGGAAGACGCCGTCCCTTCGGCTGTCGTAGTTGCTGGGCACCAGTGAACCGACGATCTGCTCTGGAGTGGTGCCGCTTTTCATCAGCCGGATAAACCAGGCGGTATTGGCCAGGCCGAACTGGTCGACGAGGAATTGTATTTGGTTAGGCATAAATTATTTAATGAAAGCATTACTCGCAGAAATTGATAGGGGTCTCGCGTTCACCTGTTATGGGAGATATGGCAAAAGATTCCTTACATATTTGCAGGTTTAACAGATGTATCTATTGTACTATGCCCTATCCTTTGCTGCCTTAAATACATTTCATGGCCTTTCGCTATGATGTAAGCAACAGAACCTCGAGCAACACCGCACGCCTTGGCCACATCGTCGAGGCTAAGGTTACGCTCGCGCAAGTCGTAGGCCTTGCGACACACGTCGGCATCCTGTGCGGTTGCAGTGATCTCGTAGTCCTCCTCCTCCTCGAGCACCACGACGGGCGTGCCTAAGGCACTGAGCTTGACGCTGCGAGGGTAGGACATCCATCCACGCTTGATCGCCAGGGCAACCAGGTTGGGGGCTTCGTGCAGGAGTTTAACTCGGTCGAGGTCGTAGGGTATTTTCATTGTTAGAAGCTGGGCGATGGGTCGGTGAACCGGCAGAACTGGCCTTCGTAATGGAGTTTGACGTGGCCGCATTCGCCGTCTCTTTGCTTTGCGATGATGATGGCAGCTTCGCCAGAGGGCTCGGTCCTGTCACGGTTTAGAAGGGCCACCAGGTCACTGTCGCGCTCGAGCTGACCGCTGTCGGCCAGGTCACTCAGCTTTGGCTGACGGCCCTTTTCCTTTTCGGATTCGCGGTTTAGTTGCGCCAGGGCGAGCATGGCCACACCTGTCTGCACGGCGATCTCCTTTAGCTTGCCGGATACTTCAGCCACCTCGTAGGTGCGCTTCTCTGATCGGTCGGCTGCCTTTACCTTCTGGATGTAGTCGACGATCACCAGGCGAACCTTGTGTTTGCGGACAGCCCTTCGGACATGGGCGGTGATGCTGGCGATGCTGTGGCTGCTTGGTCCATCGAGGAACCACAGTGGGCTGCTGGCGATCTTGGCCGAGGCCGCGGTCATGGACCTCATGTCACCGTCGGTAAGGTCGCCAGACTTTAGGCTCTGCATCGGTATGCTTCCAATGGTCGAGACCATGCGTCGGAAGATGGCTTCCCGGGACATCTCCAGGCTGACGAATAGGGTGGGCACCTTGTCCTGGATGGCTGCCCTGTGAGCGATGGCGATGGCGATGGCAGTCTTGCCGATGCTTGGCCGGGCTGCGATGAGGGCCATCTCTCGGAGTTGGAGGCCGTCGGTCTTGTGATCGAACCAATGGAAGCCTGTGGCGATACCGGACAGCGTGCCTTTGCGATTGAACCTGTCCTGCATTGAGTCGATAAAAGATCCGGCCACCTGCTTAGAGGTTTGCAGTGTCTCTTGAGAGACATCGATGGTGAGCCCTGCTTCGGCATTGGCGACGATTTGATCGGGCTTGAGTGTCAGGACAGCCGACTCGCGGATTAAGCGGTCCCCGGCGTCTCTTAACTGGCGACGATGGGCGGCCTCGGTGATGCCTTGAATGTAATACAGCAGGTTGGCCGGTGATGGGCAGGCCTCCATGGCCTGGTTCCATGAATCGAAAGGCATAGGCAGTTGGCCATAGGCTTTCTTCCATTCCTTACCCAGCTCTTGGAGGGATGGGTGCCGGTTCTCCTGCACCATGCCGCGGATGACGTCGAAGGTCAGGCGGAGGCTGTCATTGAGCAGCCAGTCGCTTCTCACGTCGGACAAGGCATCGGCACAGGTGTCGATGGATCCGGTAAGGCAGGCGCCGATCATGCCCAGCTCGTCCTGCTCGGGATAGAAGACGTCGTTGGTCATACGGATTTCCTCCAGTCGACCTCGGGGCTGGCCGCGCCTTTACATCCAACCAGACCCGATGCTTCACCTAGGCGAGATAACCAGCCCTTCATGGCAGCAGGCCAGGACTTCATCGAGTTCTTGCCAACCTTCCAACCGTTGGACTCGTAGTAATTGAGGAACTTGTCGACCTCGGGTAGAGGCAGGCCGATCTTGATGGCTTCGGCGGTCAGTTCTTCGACCGTAGGCTTTTGGAAACGAACACTGGGCGGCCTGTCCGCCATCTTCTTTACTATAGGAGATGAAGATGGAGATGGAGAGCTATTCTCTGGCCATGCTCCGGCCATAGGTGCGGCTATGGCGACCCCATCACTCTGGCTATAGGCCTGGCCATGATCTGGCGATTTCTTCCATCGTTTTGCGGCTCCACTGGTACCTGCAGCAGCTTGACGGATCTTAAAGGCTTGTTGCTCCTCTCGGACTTTCTCTAGTCTTTCGTTCTTTAGTGTATGGCCATCGCATAGCCGGAACTTAGCCATGACATAGCCAACGGATGGCGACCCTATCATTCCGGCTATCCTAGCAACACGCTCTTCGTCGTTCGGGATTCCTCCCTTAGTCCATTGGTGGCAGAGCAGTCTGATGTAGCCACCAACCTCCTCAGCGCTCATCTCTGAAGTGCCTGCTAAGAAGTCATCGGCATAGAACTGAAAGGCTGGTGCCTTTCTTGTTTTGTTTTCTTCACTCATAATTCAAACAGAGACCCCGTCACGCACCGTGGTAGGAACTCGCGGAGAAACGGCGCGACGTTGCACGGTACGGACGGGGAAAAGTTGGTTGAACATGGTCTCTCTTGTGGTGCCTGCGCTCGCTTCCTACGGCTCGCGCTGACGGGCTCTATCTATCTGCTCTCCTGGTCGATGTCCATCCCTCAGTAGGCCGGCATCAGGATGTCGGCCACCGCCTGGGTGAGCTTTACGTCCTGGAGGCAGTAGTTGATGGCAGCCTGGCGGTCGGTGTTCCACAGCAGGCTGAAGTCGGCGCCGTTGCCGCTCTTCTCGCCGAGTCCCAGGTGCCGGCTGATCGACGCAAGGCTCCCATGGGCCCGATTGTCCCCTAACTGCCACACCTCTCGGAGATCGACCACGAGCTCGGACCAGTAGCGGCCGTTCCGCAACCAGTAGGGCGGCATGATCTTGTGGCGCCAGGACCGCTTGATCAAAAAAGGCAGGTCGAAGGCCTTGATGTTGAAGCCGATGAGCTGTGGCTGGCGCTCGTAGTAGTTGAGAAGCGCCCACCATTGTCGCAGCAGGTGGGCCTCACCATCGGCATCGGCGCACAGGATGTTTTGCTCCTGATGATCGACCCGGTAGCCGATGCACAGCACCTGGCCCGACAAGGCATCCAGGGCGGCATTGCGGATGTAGTCGGCCGTGTGGCTCTCCTCGGCCTTCTGGAGCTTCTCGGCGATCAGGTCGGGGTTCTTGATGTTGCCGAGCTTCACGTCGGCTGGGTTAAAGGCTGGGATGTTGAGCTGCTCTAGCGGTAGAGGCCCGGTCTCGATGTCGAAGTAGATGTTTGGATTGGCTGGCATTTGTCAGAGTTGTTGAGAGTTGTTGCGCGTTTGTCGGCCGATGCGCGCCCCCGGCCCTACGAGTCCCCAGCAGCAACAGGCTGCCGGAAGGTGTTTAGATCTTTTTGCCGCAATGTGGGCAAACGAGGAAGTTGATCGGCTCCCGGGTGGTCGGTACTTCAAGCCATTCACAGATCTCATGATAGGAGACCCACCCAAATCCGCGGACAGCTCCTGGTCGAAGGTGGCCGGTATTGTAGAGTTGCAAGGCCTCGTCGCGGCTCTTGACGCACAGCCTTTCGAGGGTGTTGAACGTCCTGACCGTGAACGGGAATCCCCATTGGCGCAGGATCTCCTCGTGTATCTCGGCCGACTGCTCGATCTGTTTGATGCGCTGGCGAGACAGGTTAAAGTGCTTCCCGATCTCCTCGAGGGTCTTGCCTTCGGAGCGCATCCGAACCACCTCGGGCACTTTGTCGACCAGTTTGACGTAGGGCTTCCTGGGTTTCATTAGAAGGGCACGTCGTCGAAGTCTGGTTGGTTCTTGGCGTTGATCTGCTCCAGGCGCTCATTGATGGCAGCGATGAGCTGGATGTCCTCCTGGGTCTTGCCCGGGCTAATCTTAGCCTTAGGAAGCCAGCGCTCGGCTAGGCCTTGCACGGCGTCGTCGGTCAGCTCCGAGATGGCCACGCCCTTGAATTTTCCGACGTGCACCTGGGTGGCGCTTAGGTCAGGCGAGCGTTTGGTTGAACCGTCAGGAGTGATCGTCTTTACCTGGTCGTCATCCTTGGGCGGCCTGTCTTCCATCCGTACCCACAGGCCCGAGGGCTTCAAGGCCTCACCGCTCTTGTGCGGCATGATGAGCTTAATGTTCGAGAACGTCTTGGTGCCGTCCTTGGACAACTCGTGAACGATTACCACGGTGGCCGGCCTGCCGATAAGGCTGTCCAGGTTAAGGCTGGTGGTCTCCTCGGCAGTGAGGGCCCGACCATGCCAGTCCTTAAGGAACTTCGTCAGACCGGCCTTCTCGTGCAGGCTGGCGGTCATCGGCGCCGTCATGACCACCCAGGGCTGCACCGGGTTGCGTGTCTTGTCCTGGAGGTCTAACTCAAACGCGATCTTAAACTTTTGCTTGGTGCCGTACTCGGTCTCATAGGCCTTAAGCGGCGTGATGTCGACGCACACCGCGCGGCCGGTGTACTCGGGGCACGGTGTGAAAGTGCCGCCTGTTTGTTTTGTTGATACTGTGATTCCCATATTGTTGCTGTGTTGTGTTGTTGTTGTTTACTTAGAGGATTGCTTTTCAACCTCCGAAAGCTGTTTTGCCATGCGGTCGTATTGCGACCAGTAGTCGGGCCAGGCTGACTTGATCTTCGCCAGATTCTCTGGGTCTGCCACCAGCGCCGCGGCGCCTAGTTTGCGAACGAATGATCCGCCGTACTCGATCATCGTAAAGGCTACGTCGAAGTCTCTCATTGCAGGATGAAGTCGAAGTTAATCTTCCAGTTGTCTCCGAGGCGGTTGTAGGTATCGCCCTTGATCTTCCAAGTGCGCGGATCGCGGGTTGTCTTCGTGTGACGGCAGCGGATACGGACATCGATGTCTTGGATGGCGACGTTCCTTAGCCGGTGGTCTTCCGGCAGTTCGTGCAGGTGTTTCATTTCAGTCTCACTTCCTCTAAAATGGTTAGCATTCCATTGGCAACTTGAATGTCAGACCCATCGCGAAAGAACCTGCTGCTTGCTCTGCTGATGATGTCCTCCAACCGCTTGATGCGGTCGTTGGCTGCGTTAAGTTCGCGTTCGAGTTGTCGAGCAAAGGCCACATCTACCATTTCAAGCGATTCTGGCGGCTCCGAATCGTAACTAAGATACTCAGCGTCATCTGTCCTCGGTGTATCACTCACAGCTTTGCCTCCTTGGCTTTGTTCCAGTTTGATTGGTCTATTATCTTTCGAGCAGCGGCTGCTGGTGAATCCCAGCGTGATGGATTGGAGTTTTCGCATAGCGCATCCCCAGCCTCCTCCAGCCGCTTGATGCGGTCTTTCAAAGCAATGATTTCTTGGCTTTGGACAGCGTTCAAGACGTTGCATTTGACGATGACGGTGTCGCTCACTTGACGCCCTCCGCAATCAAGGCGTGCTCCAACAGAAGCACCGCATCTGCCGTCTTTAGAGTGATGTGGAGTGAAGGTTGCCGTTGCTGCGCCAGGCCCTTTAGATGGCCCTTCCAGCGCTTCCCGTGCGTCTTGCTGGTGCCTGCACCCAAAGTCCGCTGCCAGCGCTGTGGTGTCACCTCGATGCACCTGGTGTTCATGGAAGCAATGAGGCCATGCAGGAAGCCGACATTGCGACCGAAGTTGAACATGGCGCTGCCCGGCGCCCCTTTGCCTCCGATGTAGCCGCCGACCTTCTCGATGTAGCAGACATCCGACTGGGACAGGAAGTTGACCAGGACATCTCGGATGTCCCTGTCGGTCGTCGGCATGGGCTCCAGGGTGACCCGGTTGCCGGCGAAGTGCGCCAGGCCGCCGGACATCCCTGGGTCGATGGCCAAGATCCTCTTCATCGGGCGGCCTTCTTTAGCCAGGCTAAGATTGCATGGTCGGCCACCGCCTGAATCTTGAGGCCGTTGGCGAGGCAGTAGGCTCGCAGTTTTTGGTGGGTGGTTGGTGTCACGTTGATGGTCTTTGGTTTCATTACAGATGCTTGCGGACTTTGTTCCAATAGGCCTCGGTGGCCTGCTTCTTCTCGCCCCTGGGACCGCCTCCGTTCCACTTACGGGCCAACTGCTCGGTAGTGCAGCCTTTGCCATAGTGGGTCAGGTAGGCCTCGCACACCGCCCTGGCCTGAACTCGGTTGGTCATACTTTCCCAACGGTAATGGCTGCCGGTGATCCGGTTGACGTCCAGGACAACGGCCTTGTGGATCTGGAGGCATCCAATGGCTCGGCCTTGGTCACCGATGGCCAGGTCGTTGTTGCTGCTTTCTACGATCATCAGGGCTGAGATTAAGCTGTTGAGGTTCATTGCTGTGCATTGCTGTGGTGTTGCTGTGGTTTGCGCGTTAACCAGTCGCGCCCCTGGGGGTGGTATTGGCCCCACCCGGGGCTAAAGTAATCAGAGCAGTTTGATCGTCACACCGTGGTCGAAGTTCCTGAAGGCCTCGACTTTAACCGGACAAGAGATGGTGTTGAGGATCTTTTCCAACGCCTTCTTGGTTTTGATTTGGATCAACTCGTTGCCCTCAAAGATGCAGAACCTAGGCTGCCCGTTGCGCTTGGCATCGGAATCGGATTTGGCCATTGCAAAATCAACAAGCTCTTTGCAGTCCACGTTGTGATAGCCATCAGCAGTTTTGATGCTCCTCAACGTGACTTTGATTCTCGGGTTGGTTGAAATGATGTCGTTGCTCATGGTGTTGTTTCTTTCGACGCAGAGGTCAAACCAACCAAGCCGGTGACCAGCCCTCTTCAGCCGCCTGCTCATCCACCGAAAGAGGGATCACAACCACGTTCAACCAGGTAGCCTTGATGAAAGAAATGGTCACCTTGTCAAAGGACTCGGTCGGGGCAGTCAAGGTCCACTTGCCCTCGCCGAAGAAGAGTCCGGTGATTGAATTCTTCGCGTAAAATTTTTGCGGCTGGCTGAAATGTTCGCTCTTGCTCATGGACTGAATATGACCCAGACCATTCTTACCGTCTACAGCATTCTACTCTTTTCTGTAGATTTAAGATAAAACCCAATGTTTGCAGGGGTCAAACAGGGGTTAAATTCCCTTAAGATCAACGAAGCTCAGGGTCAGGTATTTCTGAGAATTGGTCGTTGCGTCGAAGTAGGATAATACCTTCTGGGTCTCTCTTTCAGAGTAGCTCCGGTAGTCTTTTACTCGGGTGGCTGCCACCGCGGGGAACTCGGTAGGCTGGCCGTTCTCGGTCTGCCAGTTGCCCGAGGTGAAGCCGAACTTCCGGCACCAGGTCTGGATGTTCTGTGGCGGCACAAAAAAATACTCGGTCGAAAAGCTGTCCTCGCCTCGGAAGCATTGGACGCCGTAGCCGCTTAGAAGATCGTAGCCGGCCTGGTCGAGATACCAGGCATCCAGGTCGAAGTCGGGCTCGTAGCCGGTGCCAAAGAATCCAGGCAGGCCCGGGGCGGACAAGTTTTGGATACACAGGCACGGCGACTCAGTCCAAGAGTCCAGGCGCCATTGCAGCAAATTCCACAGCCAGGCCGACTTCGGGATCTTATGGAAGAATGGACCAGATCCTGGGCCGCCGTTAAGCGTCAGCAGAGGGCGGTAAGGGATATCGAAGGTGCTTGATATGTGCCCTCCGTTATCAAATTTGATGGACGTAAGAGCATCTCGGTAGGTGGCGACTGTGGTCAGTGTCTGAAGGGGGACAGTCGAGGCAAAACGGGATACCAGCTTGTCCTTGAAAACGTCGTCTACTGATTTCTGCAAAAGACCATCTGGTCCTGTTATAAACTTAGGTGTTTTGTTTGGGCTGCCTAGGATCCGCACCGAGGCATCGACACCGTTGGGCCCTCCCCATTTGTTGACCCAGAAGTCAGCCTCAAATCCAGAGATTGAAGCGTGTTCAGGATCGCCATAGGTGGCTCGCATCAGCTCATTGTCGTAGTTTCCTGATGAGAATCCCCAGGGGCCTCCAGGAGGAATAAAGGCAGCATTGATCGATCCCTGATAAAGCAGGGCCGAGGTTGCTGTAGATGTGCTGATCTTAGTCGGGAACAGGTTGGTCCATTGACCCGTTACGTTGTTTACCTTTGATGGACCAATCAACACTGTTCGATTGGCCGAGTTCATGTAAAAATTGGTCCAAGGGCCTACACCAAAGTCTGGGTTGCGCGATGTGTTGTAGAGATCGCTGGCTGAAGCATACTGCTCGTAGTCGATCAAAATATTTGATTCGATTCCAAACGGGGATCCAGTGCTGCACGCCAGCCCTTGAGGCGTCAACCTGAGAAGCCCAATTCTGTCCTCGGTGATGTCGTGGGCGTCCTCGTAGTCGTTCAGGAAACCAGCCTCAACAGCCAGACGGCGCCGGACATCCAGCACCTTGTCGAAGATCGTGGCCTCGTTGCCGGCAGACCAGAATGGCTGGAGGTTGGTTGAGCTTGGATAAATCGTCGAAATAGTGACCGGCACCACACCGATCTCCCAATATGGATATTGTGAATCGCTGAAGATGTTGCAATCGACCGGGCTGATATAGATCAAACCACGGCGGCTGGTCAGCGTCAGACTTGTCGAATTCTGAACCACGGTGATTCCGAGACCTTCCAGCCGTTGAACCAGGCTTCCAACGCCCGGGAAGTTGACGATCTTTTCCTCGGATACCAGGCCGGAAGATCCAAAAATATATCGCACCTTGGCCCGTCCCCAGGTGAACACCAGGTCGCCGAGCTGTTGCCGGTAGTCACCCGGGTCGGCATAGACGCCTGGGTAGACCTGCCGGATGTCGTGATGAACCTTTGGGTCGATCTGTGCCTCCATCGTGTGCAGCCAGTCGAACATGATGAACGGGTTGGCCACGTTGTTGGCCTGGGCCGAGCGTTCCAGAGCCAGGAATGGCGAGGTGCTTGGAGACTGCCAGCTCGGTGGGCCCTCGGCGAAATACGGCACGTCACCTGGGAAGTACGGGAAGAAATAGTAACAGAAGCCACCGTTAGGCCAGCGCGTGGCCCATGTGCCGTCCTTGCGGCGTCGGAAGGCTCGGACCTGCCCTGGGCCTACAAACTCCCTATCGCCACTGCCATCGGGTAGCTGGAGCAACACCTGCACGGTGGTGGTGCCGCAGTTGTGCACCCGCCAGCAGTCGTAACGCT